AGCATCTTATAAGAGGTGCTGTGTTCATGGCTGCTGGAACACGATTGATGGTTGGAGCGTTTGGAGATGCCTTTAGCGATTCCGGTTCGGATGGTCCCAAGAGCAGTCACACATCAGGAAGATTTAAGATCTTCATTTCATCTTCTGCAGGCGTATCGTTTGATAACGATGATTCTAATGCAGGTGTAAACATTCTGACCGCATCTCTTAATCCAGATAGCGTTCATTACATTGGAAAGATTCTTAATACTGATCCCGAGAGATTCTCAACAACCAAACACTTGTTATACCTGGATCTTCCCGTAGATGCTCAGCTGGCATCAGCATCGACAGTTGCTGTCTTGTCCGGCTCCACATCGACATCTGCTGTTTCTGGTGATACATCCCTCACATTCGAGGACATGTACGGACACTTCGATACCAGATTCTCAACACCGTCGACGACCATGTTCATATCCCAGCCTTTCGGAACAAAGGAATACGATCTATTCAGAATCGAATCTAGATCTGATGGACAATATGATAATGATCAATTAAAGATTTCCATATCGAATCTTAGACGTTTCCACAGATCCTCGAGATGAGTATGGCGTCTTTTCTCTCCTGGTTAGAGCCTTTGACGATACTGATGTCAATCCTCAAATCATTGAGCAGTACTCGAACATATCATTGAATCCTCTTGACAGAAAACTACATTGGAAGAATGATTGGTGATAAACGAGTTCTGTACAACTTCGATGCCGATCAGGACGAAGAACGAAGATTGATTCTTGAAGGAAAATACGCTAATCGATCTAGTTTGGTTAGAGTTGTTATTCATCCCGATGTTGAAGCAGGCCGAGTTTCGGCCAAGGCTTTGCCGTTTGGATTCAGAGGCCCTGAGGTTCTAAAGACCGCAGATTCCCTGGATGATATCTCTCCATCAGTAAGAATAATCGGATCTGGTGCGCTAGGAAGTCTATCAGGATCGATCGTTCCACCGCTTCCTTACAGATTTAAAGTTACTCGAGGAAACGTGAATACGTCGCCTACCTTTGCTGGTGAGCCTGGAACAACTGAAGTTGTTGACGGCCGCTATTTCTGGGGAGTGAAGACTGAAAGAAACAAGGCACCTCTCAATGCTAACGTAACTGAAGAAACCAATACTTTGGTTTCTAACTACACGAAGTTCATGGGAATCAAGGACCTGGACGCTTTAGTTACAGGATCTGGCGCTGACAGTTTGAATAACAACAAGTTCACGATGGCTCGTGTCGCCCTCTTTAATGGTGCAGTTGCTGATGTGACAGGTACGGTCAGTAATCACATTCTGGATACAGCATACGTTCGAAACGGAACTGTTGATCCAAGCGCTTACACAGTTAACGACGGCTTTAGAGATCGCGTTACCTTTGCATCCTTGGTTCACGATACCACACCTTCGACATTCAATAAGTTCTCTGAATTCGCAAAGTTCACCAACATTATGGGTGGTGGATTTGACGGCCTCAACATTATGGATTCAGATGCTGCTCGAATGAACGATAAGTCGACATCTACTGCTACTGGTGGCGGTGCCGTCACATCCTATGTCCCAACCGGATTTGGTGTCAATCAGAGCGGAACAGGTAGAGATCACAATGGTGTTAATGCCTATCGCGTGGCTGTAGATATTGTCACTGATGAAATGGCATCGAACATCAATCTTCTCGCAATACCTGGTATTCGAGAGCCACTTGTAACTGATGAGGCTGCTGATGCTGCCAAGGATTACGGAATGGCTCTTTACATCATGGATCTTGAAGAATACGATCCTGACACTGTCAGACTATTCGATGATTCTACTGACAAGCCAGGTGTGAGATCCACATCAGAGCAATTTGACACTAGAGCCCTTGATAACAACTACGTTGCAACATACTTCCCACGAGTTGTGATCGAGGACACAGCGAACAACCAGCAGATCAAGGTCCCGGCATCAGTCGCTGCCCTTGGTGCCATCGGATTTAACGACAAGGTCGGCTATCCCTGGTTCGCCCCTGCCGGATTCAATAGAGCTGCTCTCGATTTCGTTAATAATGTTGATGTTCGTCTCAACTCAGGGGACAGAGATGTTCTCTACGAGGCTCGCATCAATCCAATCGCAACTTTCCCACGTGAGGGATACGTTATCTTTGGTCAGAAAACCCTGCAATTTGCCAGGTCAGCCTTAGATCGCGTTAATGTAAGGCGTCTTCTTCTGGAAGTCAAGCGTACTGTTACGACAGAGGCTGATAAATTTGTCTTTGAAAATAATACGTCGGCAACCAGATCGAAGTTCGTATCTCAAGTGGTTCCCAAGTTATCCACAATACAAGCACAAGCCGGTGTTGAAAGTTTCCGTGTCATCATGGATGAGAGCAACAATACACAAGCTGATGTCGAATCAAATAGACTTAACGGAAAAATCGTTATTGTTCCCACAAGAGCGATTGAGTTTATTTCTCTCGACTTTATTGTTACCAATGCAGGTGTCACCTTCCCGAGTTGATACTTAGTCTAAGGAGCTAAGAAATGGCTGAATTGACCTTTAATAGCGCTGGAGTTAGCGCACGGGAAATCGATTTAACGGGCCCCGTTAATGTACCTCCTGTTGGAATTCCTGCAGGAGTTATCGGAACCGCTAACGAAGGCCCTGCCTTTGTACCGATTACTGTTGGAAATCTTCAAGACTTCTTTGCCGTCTACGGACCAACTGATGCTGAGAAGTTTGGACCTCTCGCTGTTTCTGAGTGGTTGCGAAACCGCCAGGCTGTAACGTATCTTCGTGTCTTGGGAATTGGACAAGGGCTACAACGAGCCAGCGATGGTATAGTTGCTGCTGCCGGATTTGTTGCAGGAGACCAACTTGTTCAAGATAACGGTCTTCTTCAGAAGAATTCCTTCGCTGAGGATGCAGGTCCTTTGGGAAGAACATTCTTCTTGGGTTGCACAATGGTTCAGAGCGGAAGCTCGACTATCTTTGCCGATGCCGGAATGCAAACCAATGTAGCTCAGCCGATTGTGCGAGGTGTGTTGATATCAGCTTCTGGTGTACTTCCAAGACTTGCCGGACCTAACACTCCAGTCAACGAACCCGATAGCATTACAGCACCCTTTACGACATCCAACCTCGCCGGATATTTCACCGGATCGGTTGAATTGGCAAATGCTGCTGATACTTTCGTTATGGTTCTCAACGGTCACAAGGGAACAGATTCATCTTTCCCCAACGTCGTTACTGCATCGTTCGATCCGCAATCTCCATCGTATTTCGCCAATATCTTCAATCAGGACCCAGATGTCATTGAAGATGCTGGTTACGTTCTTTACAGCCACTACGACGTTTACCGATCGTTTGCTGTTGTATCCGGTAGCGGCGTCCTTGGTCTTACCGGTTCAAACGGAACTAAAGAAGATGTTGCATTCATCGTTCCTGGCGCTGCTGCTAGAAACGTTGGTGATCTAGATACACCGAATTACGAGGGCTTCGAAGACAGATTTAGAACTGCTGTTTCTCCTTACATTATCTCGCAGAAGTTTGGTGGAGATCCCAAGTCTCTATTTAGAATTCACGCACTATCCGATGGTGTTGTTTCGAATCCTGACACACTGGGTGTCAAGGTCAATAATGATAGATTTAAAATCACCATTAGCAACGTAGCTTCTTCAAGATCTGAGACAGATAAGTACGGATCGTTTGATCTTTCCGTAAGAGCTTTTGATGACACTGATGATGATCAGGTTGTTCTCGAAAGATTCTCGGGTCTTAGTTTGAATCCTTCGTCTGATAGATACATCGCGAAGATCATCGGAGATCAGAACATCTACCTGGATCTCGACACATCAGTTGATGAGCAACGCTTAACTGTTGATGGATCATATCCTAACCGATCTTCGTTCATTCGAGTTGAAATAACTGATGAGCTGACAGCTGGTCAAATCGACCCAACGGCACTTCCGGTAGGATTCCGCGGTCCTGATCACCTAGTCACATCAGGCTCAACAATGCTTCAAGCTCCTACTCTTGATAATCTCCCAACGGATATTCTCCAGAGAGCTGTACAGCTACCTGTTCCTTTCCGTGAGTCTCTCTTGGTGGGTTCTGGTGCTAATGCTAGAATCAATAGACGACTTCATTGGGGAGTTCAGTTCGAAAAGAAAATCGATAGCACTGATCCCAACGCAAGCCAGCTACCCGAGCCAACACTCGCTCAGATGACACGGTACTTCCCTAACCTTCCAGGAGCAACAGCTCTACAGGTTCAGGTTGGAGCCAATGCTGGAACATCTGACGTTAGTGGATCCATCCTTGATAGTGATAGATTCAACAACAATAAGTTCTCTTTGGAGAATATCCAAGTTGTAACAGGATCTGATGGAAAGGTTGACCTTAGAACCATCGACCAGTGGACATACGTCCGCAACGGATCGATTACTCCGAGTGCAGCCAACAAGACCCGAGCGCTTAATGTCGAAGACGACTTCAGCGTTGGATCTCTAAGGGCTCTCAATAAGTTCACATTCTTTGTCCAGGGCGGATTTGATGGTGTCAATATCTTTGATCAAGAAAAGAGAGAAATCTCTGACCTTGCTATTAAGCGAGAAATTGACGACTCAAACCAGGGAGAAGAGGCAGGACCTTCGGTTCGAGCATACAAGAAAGCATTGACCGTCATGTCGAATGACAGCGATGTTGATGTTCAGCTTCTTACGATTCCCGGAATCCGACAGCCCATCATTACAGACGAAGCCATCTCTACAGCTGAGGCTAGATTCGATGCTCTGTATATCATGGATATCGAGCAAAAGGATACTCTCAACAGCGATGTTACTTCCTCAGTTCAGCTGGTCAATGTTCAGAACACAGTTACCAACTTCTCGAACAGGTCTCTTAACAGCAGCTTCGCTGCAGCATACTTCCCAGATGTATTGCTACCAGATCCTGTCAAGAATGTAACAGTTCAAGTTCCACCATCAGTGGCAGTTCTTGGAGCATTCGCTTTGAACGATAGGCTTGGTCATCCGTGGTTCGCTCCTGCCGGTTTCACCCGTGGTGCATTGCAGACAACGGAAGATGCAGCTGTTAAGCTCAACAGAGAAAACCTTGATAGACTTTATGAGGTTGACATCAACCCCGTTACGTCATTCCCAAATCAGGACGGCGTCGTGGTCTGGGGACAGAAAACTCTCAAGGCAGAGCAATCATCTCTTGATCGTGTCAATGTCAGACGTCTTCTCGTTCAGATTCGTCGAGAAGTCAAGGCTGTTGGCAAGCGACTCCTTTTCGAGCCCAATAGAGAAGAGACGCTATCTAAGTTTAGTTCTTTGGTAAATCCGATCCTTCAGAGGATTCAGGAACAACAAGGTCTCGTTAGATTCAGGGTTATCATTGATACATCCACCACTACACAGGCAGATGTAGAGAATAACACCATTCGTGGAAAGATCTTCGTACAGCCAACCAGAACGGCAGAATTTGTTGCTCTAGACTTCGAGGTCACCAACGACGGCCAGGGTGTATAATCTTAAGAGATTTTTTATATGAAAATTTCTATTAAACAGTTACGCTCTTTCCTGACAGAGGAAA